GTAAAGAATCTACCCAGCGTTTAGCTTCTCTTACAAGTGTATGAGGGAACTCTGTACTGGCCTCAGTACATAGCATCCATATTGCATTTGTAGGGGTTACACCCGCCACTCCAGCAGCCTTGCCGTTGGGAACCTTAAAATAAACTGAAACTGCTGAATCAAAATAAGCTTGAACACAAGCAGCTTCTCCACACATTTTCACTGTTTCTTCTACCTCACGTCGGTCTTCCCAACGTAAGTTCAACCCCACACTTAGAGCTAACTCTGGAGTGCAGGGTTGGATATACTTACCTTCGTACATGTCTTCTTGGGTTATAAATGCCGTCCCAGCTAGCTGAGATTATGGCGGTGGAGAAAGGGTCTGGTATTTGTATTTGTAAATTATACTTATCGTTTTTCTTTTGTATAGGTACTCTAACAGACTTATTAAGTTCAGCTGGTGGTTCATTAAGTTTAGCTAAACCAGTAAGCATACCTGACTCTTCTTGTGTGAAATCAGGAAACTCTTTAGTAGTCTGACCGCTAGAATTTACATAAGTGTTCTTGGCTGTCAGCTTAAACTTCATTGGACCTGAAACACCTAATTCAAAATTTATTCCAGAAATTCTTAAGGAGCCATCTAAGTCATATTTATTAGCATCAGTTGCTAAATAATAATGAGGTAGTTCTATAGTACTTGTGTACTGATACCCAACAGCTATCTTTAATCCAGATAAATCAATGTTATTAAAGGTTGCTGTATTGGCACCTACAAGATCTGCTTTAACAACTGTACCTGCTTCAGTACCACCTAATACTAATGCATAGAAATTAGTATCCATAGGTGTGTAACCATTAGCTGCATCAGTCCTGAATGTAACAACACTTTTAGCTGGATTACCTCCACTAGCAGCTGTGTATACAGGAGTAGATTCTGGTATTAACATATTATCTAAACATGCTTCAAACCACCTAGCTGCTTTTAATGGAGATGTAGGATCAGCCCCAGTTCCACCTAAAGTATAGCTATTATCTGCTGTTGTGTCTGTTACATACTCATGTCTACATAATATAAAATCACTACTTTGTTTAGTTACTACATAGAAACTACCAGCAGTATATACCATATGCTGCAAAGTACCCGTTAAAGTCCAGCTATACCATGCAGATTGATCTCTACGTTCACCAGAATCAAAATACTTATAATGGTATAATTCAGATGAACCTTTTTTACCATAAGTCACAATACCTAATGCTGTAGAGTTAGTAGACATCGTAATATCTTTAGGTATATACTCAGGTACAACTCTTGTCTGTTCTAAGACTTGAGGTGGTACATCATCATCCAGTATAGTTGCTTCATATGCTCTAGTAAATGCAGATACATTAGAAGTAAACATAACTGATGTACCCATATCTCTAGGTTGTATTGTAGCATCACATTCATAACCAGCTATTTTTTTCAAACGAGCAGTTTTAGGACTAAATATATCAGACTCAGTAAACAATAGGAATTGTCCATTATCACTGAACAACATCAACCCTTTTTGTATAGGTAGTATATGATTAATAAACGCAGGTTTAACATCTGATACTGTAATATCTACAGGGTTATCATCACTTGTAGTAATAGCCGATACAATAAAGAAATTAAAATAATCATTAGGACGACTTAATACTACCTGTTCATCTGCAATAAGACCTAACCTATTTCTATGGAAAAATATTTTCTGTATTTTTTTCCCAAAAAAACTAGGGAATGGGTTTGTTTCATCATCACCTACTTCTCTATATTTCCAGTAATTATCATTGCTATCAGCATCAGCTGTGGTTTCATCTAGTTTTTTAAAAGTAAATGTATTGTTACGATTATTAACTAATGCATGTGGCATAGACCCAGGATCAAAACCTTTAACCATAGGGTCATTGTTTGATGAAAAGTTGTGTGGTCTTACACACTCTTCCCATTTACCACTACCTTGTGAACCATTATCTGCTACAAACTTAACATAATAATTATCAGATTCTGTATCAGCTTCATTAGCTATTTGAGCAATATAACCATGCTTACATTGAGATGGGAGTCTACTAACATCTTGGGAAGTATTACCAATAACATTCATAGCTTCATTCACAGCACCTCCGAGAAAGTTAACTGAAGGAGCTGCGGAACCATACAAATACAAACCATTACCAATTACTTCAGAAGTCACATTAGCTAAACTGCTATTGATAGAAGTGTGTAATGATTGTAGAATAGTTGTCATACTAAGTTTACCCTTATCAGGGTTCTTTGGACTACGGTAAAAAGCTATACCACTGACATCTTCGTAAGTTTCGACAGGCTCTACGGCTACTATACTGATTCTATAACTAACACCTTCAATGCTTATATCATGTATTTTTGCTAAAGCTGCGGCTTCGTTAGCAGCCTTAATAAGACCGCCATCTTTCATTGTGACTTGTGCAGTATATCTAGTACGATATATTTGTGTAAAACCAATAAAGTCTTTACCGCTACCAGTAGTCGATGGGCCATCTGTAGAATTTTCAGCTTGGCTTTGGTAATTATACTGATTGGAATGTACATAATGGGCAGCGTTTACTACTACATGTCCTTCTACATCTTCACATTCCGAGTCACTAAATGAAAACTGAACTTGACCAGATTTTTGACCGTCAATATCAGTAGAGTCCCATGTAGGACCATGAGCGACAGGACCTGATGTAAGCATGTCTACTTTAAAAGCAGTTGCTCTCCAGTATGTTTTAGGTGTAGGTGCTGTAGCTCCTGTGTACATCACATACTCAGTGTTATAAGCAATAGTATCTAGTCTACCAAAAGCGTAGTTCCCATCATTGAGGGGAGAATGAGTATTACCAGCTGATGTACTGTTAACTGTATGTTGGGGGTTACTAATAAGTGTATAATCTTGTATTGTTTGTATAGAATAAGGTTCTGGACTTGTTTGATGCATATATGTGTATATATTATCTCCAGCATCATTAGTAATACTTGCTTCAACACCAGTCAAAAGATTCCAAATCCTAAATGGTGTAGTTGGACGACCACTTGCCCCGTCATATGCAGTGGCTGATGTCATCTGTACTAAATATTTTTCATCTCCATCTCTTAGTATCTCATACCAATAACCATTATCATTAGCATTAGTGAGTTTTTTTACAAACTCCCCAGGAGGTCTTTTTTTCAAACCAAACGTCACGTCAGGTACAGCATTATCACATACTCTTACCTGCCCAGGGAATTTAATTGTGTCTGGTTGTTGTGATACTCCTCCTAGAAAGTTAGGAATACGTTGATTAACTGCTGCCATTATCTTCTTTGTAGAACTTTATATGGTCGGTAAACAGTACTAGCATTAGTCCTACCTTCTTGGTTATTGAAAATATTATAGTCACCTTGAACGGTGTCATACTCTAACGCTACAGCCCTTGCTTGGGCTTCATCTGCTGCTATGAGTTCTGCAGCCTCTGGGTTGTTTACCATGCGGTTAGAAGCGATCCTCGAAGCTCTGACGGTTATATAATCTCTAAATGCTTGTGGTATTTCCTCGAACTTAATCATCCAAATTACATCAACATATATTTTATTGTTATTTGCATTTGTAAATTCAAAAGTATGATCATGTAAATCATATAATTTCTCAACACCACTGTCAGTTTTCCTAATGGTATCAAAAGCATCAGGATGTCTAAACCTATTAAGGTCTATTTGTAATACATTATTAGGTACGTGACAATGTTTGTTTGATTCTAAAGTAATTGGGTATTGTGTTTCAGTGTTGAATTTCCAGCCTTCTGATAATATCTCACGGCAGACTTGCTGCAGAGTTTTCTGTGCAATAACCACTTCAGGGCTTTGTACATCTAAAGTATTAACAGGTGACTCTCCAACACTCATCAATATAGAGTTTACTGCATCCAGTTCGGTGGACGCTCCATATGATATGTTTGCCATAAGAATAAAAAAGGGGGCAAAAGCCCCCGTATATAATGAATAAAATTATTAAGCGTTAGCTGGGTATGTAGTACCAAACGCAGCTGGCTTAGTAGTTGTACCTGCGAACAGTTCAACACAAGCTGCTGGGTTAAGGAAGTCGGCTCCCATAGCGAGTCTTCCAAGAATTACATCACCTTGGTAGATTACGTTTATGTCTCCGCTTGTCACCTGAACCTGTGGTCCCATTGCTTCAACAACACCTGCACCTTCTCTTTGGAACACAAGTCCACAAGAGTTAGCAAAGTCGGTAGCGTTACCATAGTTATTGTTGATACCATCTACAGAAGCACGTCCGTCTTCAGTAGCTACGTCAACAAATGAACCTGTGTTTCCAGGATTTACTGTGTCAAGGTCAGTAGCAGC